CTGGCATTGTTGTGACTGCGACTGCCAAGCCATGTACGAATTCTCCGTGGTATTTTTGATGTCCATGTGTAAACTCTTTCCTAATCCAAACTTTTGTATATGGAATGTTGCTAATTAAATATGCCACCCTAAACCTCCTTTTAAACTATACGTCCTTTTGTTTTACCCCTTTTTGCAATACCATCACCTCGTCTAACTTTTATTAAACCACCTTTTTTAACTTTTTTAATCCGTTTTTTTACTTTGTCTTCATAGAAATCTGTTTCTATACCTTCTTTTAAACCCTTTTCTTTGGCTTTATCTATTTCCTCTCCAATAATTTTTTGTGCTTTTCTTTCCGCCTTAGTAAGTGGTTTTGTCCTAACTAATGCCCTTGATACCCCTATACCCTGCATTACAGGATCATCAGTCATAATCATAGCGTCTTCTAATTCAGTTGCTGTTTTTCTTCCTCTCGCTTGTCTCTTTCTTCTCTTTACATCCTGTAAATATGATCTGGTTTTAGCCATTACTTTCCCCAAAAAATTTGTTGTATTGCAATAATAAAAGCAGTCACGGCACTACCTGCACCTGCTGCCCACATCAATGTTTTCCAACCACCCTTAGCCTCTGATAATACAGCGTGAATTTCAACTAAAGACTTTTTTATTTCTTCTATGTCAGCTTTCATGTCATCCATATCTTGCTGCATATGTTTTATCTCATTACCTTGAACGGCAACTTTGCTGTTTATGTCTTTACCAAAGACTCTTTGTATATCTTCTTTTTCCATTAGCACTTCCACCTTCTTCTAGCTTGCCGTAAACGGCTATTAGGGTCTTTTGCTGCTTTGGGGAATTGTTTCATTTGTCCTGCAGAACGGGCGCAGAACGACTTGCGCCTTTTTGCGTCTTTAGAACCTTTTTTAACTTTACCTGTAACAGCAGTTTGAAGTTTGGAGCCAGGGTTAGCTCTGCGATATGCAGCTACACCTTTTTTAGTCATACCTGCACCTTGCTTAGTCGGGCGAAAATTACCCGACTTCACAGAGGTTTTAATTCCCATTCCCTTACGCTTCTTTTTTTCTGCCATTATTAGGTCTCGCCACCACCTACATAGAATACGGTAATGCTAGTAATTGCTGCAGTATTACTATTAGTTAGGTGCATACCAGAATCAAACAATATACCGTTATCAGGTATAAAGACATCCTCCGTGCCTAATGCGCTGTGTGATGTTAACTGTAATAAAGTTGTACCTGTAGAGGTCGCTCCATTACTAAGAGTTAAATCAGCACTAGCGTTATGCACATACTGAATACCTTGTATTCTGGTTCTACCACTAATCTTTTGACCCGTATCCTTTGTAGTAAGAGCTTTTACGTCAGATGCAAAACTCATGTCTTACTCCTTTAAGAATCGGTTACGTCTAGATTAGTATCTTGTAAATATTTAACAGTTACGTCAGCAATGCCCTCTGTTCCGGTTGCCGTGGCTATTGGATTAAATGTAGCGATTACCGTGCGATCAACAGTTCCTATATTAATAGAAGCGGTAGCCATACCTGTGCTGTATGTTAAAGCTGCGGCTTTAGCGTTTGTCCCGTTTAATAAAGCTGTTGTTGCTCCTGAAAACCCTACTGAAACCGTAGCTGCTGAAGGGGAGTTTGAAGCTTCCACAACGTTTAACATCACTTCTGTAATTTTAGAATTTGCTGGAATAACACCAACTGTGGTTGTAGCGGTCGTGCCAGTAATATCAATTACTGCTGACTGAGCCATTAAAACGAAACCAACATTATTAACGTCAGTTCCTACAGTCGTGCCTGTTGTGTCTTTGATTGTTCCGGCCTTAACTGGACCAGAAAAGGTTGTTGTACCCATTTATATCTCCTGTGTAGTAGCACATTTTCACACCATCTCTACTACGTCTGCTAGGTCAGTTAAGTGTGAATATAAACCCTAGAAAGGGGAAAGGGGCACAAGGCCCCTCCCTGATTTATGATGCTCCGGGTGAACCAAACATTCCCAAAGGATCGGAAACGCCAAATGAATAACGCTCACGAGCTTTGTAACGTACGTTACCTGTATCGAAGTCACCGTCCATAGAAGTCGCCATAGGCGTACGGACAAAATGCTTCAATCCATTAGGCACATCAGTTGTTAAGAAGAAAGCATTATTATCAGTCAAATAGTGATTAACTGTATAACCTTCTGGAATAGCCCCAGTTGTCATAATAGCGTTGATATCATTATCTGCTGTTCCTACTCTCTGCTGAGATTCTAGTATACGTGTTGCCACGAACTGAAGTGCAGGAGGGATAATTAACTTTCTTGGTTTAGCTGCAATTAACAAACCACGCTCGTCTGTCCAAGCTGCAATCTGAATTACCGCATCTTCAAGAGATGTTTCATTTAAATCTGAGCCTGTTGTAAAACGGTTGCTGTTTGTTCCACCAGAAACTAATGGGTGGTCAGTTGCAAACAATACTTTTCCGTCACCATAGGTAGGATTACCTGTTCCAGTAAAGCCTTTGTTTAAAACTGCAGCAGACTTAACCTGCTTTGTGTACGCCATAGCACGAGCTAAAGCCTTTGTATAACGAGCACCGAGACTATCATAAAGATTATCTTCAGAAGCCTCTTCTGTTATTGCAAAGCCCATAGCAACAGTTTCGTGCGTATAGCGAGCTGTAAATGCCTCTTGTGCGTTATCGTATTCGACAGCAGCACCTTCAGTTTTTACTGGGGCTGCACCAAAGCCGGAAAGCTTTGTTTCCTCTTCAAACGAACGCTCAGAAGTCTCTGTTTCATAGATCTCCTTGTGCTCTTCACCATACTTGGCATACTCTAAACCAAATAAAGCGTTTAAGCCGGGAAGGAGTTCTTTTAGTAATTGTGCTCTTGAAATAGCCATTTAAAAATCTCCTTATACGCCTAATGAGTTGTCATACGCATGTACGCCAACGTTAAATTTAACAATAAACTCAGGGAAATTGTCACCTTCAGTGCCTTCAACAACATCAATAACTCTCATAGCAAGAGTTTCAGTTGCTGCTAAAGTACCACCGTTAGTATCAATTTTAAGACTTACTCCTGAATTACCTGTGCTTGTGCTACCAGATGTACTAAAATCAAGTGAACAGTTTTTACCGATTGCACCAGCAAAACCAGATCCACCTGTACCGCTGTTAAATGTTCCTAACGCAGCGTTACCTTGAATTTTAAACAACTGTCTTGGGTCATCATTAACCATTATTTTGATTTCTGTAAACCCTGAGGTTGTAGCGTTGGCGGGAAGAAATTGTCTAAATTGCTGAACACCGTTGTCATCAATGTATCTAGCTCCAACCATAACTCCTACAATTCCCGGCGTTCCGTTTGCAGATGTAGATGCAAGTTCGTTAGCAGTGGGAGTTGAAGATACAGCGGCTGGTAAGCCAGCGGCACTTAACACAACTAAATCGCCATTAAAAATTGCGGCAGAGTTATTAGCTTTCACATGATAATGTCTAATAGCACCGCCATTGTAGGGCGCACCACCAATCATATTGGTAGGTTTTAACCCAAAAGGGGAAGCAGTAGCTGCCATTTTTATCTCCTAATGAAAAATTATTTACCTTTACCAAAAGACACCGAGGATTTGTGTTCCTTAAATATAGGCGCTCTTGGGTCACTTTCTCGCATAAGATTATTATCTACAGACTGCATTTGTTGGTTAGCCTGATTTAAATAATATTCATTACGCTGATTTATAAGTTCTTCTGGAGCTTTACAAAGTAAAAGACCACCTATTTCTATACAACCTTTAAATTTAGAATTGTGATCAGATAAGTGTTTCATATGAGGTTGTTCCTCTGACTTAACTGGTTCCCATCCTTCTCTAAAAGCCATAGAAATATTTCTTGGGTCTGGCTCGTTTAAAGTAGCCGTACGTTTCCAAAAGTAAACCCATCCCGGTTGTTTATTTGGTTCAGGTTTAGCAGTTGGGGGTGCCCAAGCCTTTGGTCTCTCTTGTGAAGCTCTGTTTTCGTATTGTCTGTTTGTACGTTTTTCAGCCATTTCTATTCTCCAATCTAATCATTTCTTTAGCATACTGCTCTGGTGACAACCCTAACTTTTTCGCTAAATTTACTTGTGACGTTGTCAATCGTATTTTCTTTGAAGAAGTTGTTCGTGTTACTGGAGCAACAACTGCTGCAGGTTTTGCTTTAGTAGTTTCTTTCGTTTCTACTTCGGCGTCGTCAGAATCGGTATCGAAATGTTCTGGAAACCGTTTACGCATTGTTTCATTAATGCGTTCATAATACTCGTCTGTCGTAGCATAAGCTGGACCGTTTTGTTTTACCAGCTTCTCGTGCAACCCTAACGCAAGGCTTGTCATTTCATCGTCCTGTCCAAACCAATCATTCTTCTTCTGCCATTCTAAAGCCTTTGCGTCAGGCGGCAGAGCAGCGGGTGCTTTATCTTCTTTATCTTTTACACTATTCTCAGGAATTTGTAAAGAGGGTTTATAAGATTTTACTCTTTCAGCTTTGAAGTTAGCTTCGTTTAATTTTTGCTGTGCTTCTACTAACTTGTCCCCATCGCCAGAATCATAAGCTTCTTTGTATGCTACTTTAGCTGCGGCTATTTCTAACTCAGCAGCACTTTTTGCAGCATCCATATAACTCTTCTCATTTTCCTGCTGTTTAGCTTTTAGCTTTTTGTTTTCTTCCATTAACTTTTGAGCAGCTTTAATAGCTTCTTGATTCTCTCTTGCTATCCGCTCTTTTTCACGACGCTCATCATGCCAGACTTTTTTAAGTTGGTATATCTTGTCCTTTACTTTGTCGTCGTACTCAGTTAACTCATCAGAGTCTAGTCTTTCAACTAACTCTTTAGGGAGGTTCTTCCTGTTCTGATCCGGTTCAGGAGTATCATCTTCAATTTCTATTTCAACATCAGATGCTTTTTGTTCTACCTCTTTTTCCTCCACCTCAGCTTCAGGTTTCTTAACATCCTCTTCGTTAGGTAAGTTTTGCTCTTCAGCCATCCTTTATCTCCTATGCTCGTGATATGCCTCGTGGATCTTGCACTACTGCCTCCACGCTGTCGTCGTTAATTAAACGAAACTCTTTGCCATGTATTTTCAGTCTAGTGCCTGAGTTTGGTCGAGCTAAAATAAAATCCCCTTCCTTACACCAAGGCCCACTTGGAAACCTGTCTTTGTCTTTATAACAATCAGGACCAAGCTTAACTATAAAAAATACAGTACTAAGAACTTCCTCAAAATGCTTTGTAGTGTCAGCTTTTATCAAACCGCTATCATACTTTTCTTCAACATCAGGTATTGTACATAATATGTGATACCCAGAAGGTTCTGGTAATTGTTTAGCTTTTTCTTCACTTTCAGTCGTCATCCTCGTATCCACCTCTTCTCTCTTGTAGGTCTATTACGTAATTAATTGCAATGGTAAGACCTTTAACCATTCCGCAAAACTTTCTATATTCTTCGTAAGACTTAGCTGACCCGTCAGCCATATTTTCTTTTATTTCCTCTATCTCGTTTTCCATCTGCTCTAACAGCATTTCTAATTCATCATCCATTACTGTCTCTCCTCAGTTGGCGGAGGTGTAGGCTCCTCTGGTTCATCAGGTTGACTCATAGCTTGTTGCATAAAGCTTTGCGCTATTGCGTTGTCTGCTTTATTCTCCTCTTTCTGCTCGTCCAACATAGCTTTTATAACTTGGCTAGATTGTTTTTCTTCTAGTTTGGCATCATCTGTAACTGCTTTTGCCAGTGTATTAAGCTGTGCTTGACGTTCTTGAGAGGCAATACGCTCTTGCTCCACAGCAATCTGAGCCTGTTTGAGAGCAACATCTGCCTGATCTTTCTGAGCTTTACGCATAGTATCTTGAGCTTTAATCTGTAACTCTTGTTGTTGCATTTGAATAATAGGATCTTGTGCTCGTTGTTGGGCTTTCTTTTGCGCTGCAGCAACCAAGTTGTTCTGTGATAATTGCTGTGCAGCCTGAGCCACCAAGCGAGATATCTGAGTTTCGTACTCCTCTGGTATCTCTGCATCGGGTTTTGGTAGTGGTGCACCAAGTTGCTGCTCGATTTGGACTCGGTACTTAAACCCATAATGTTCTGCGATGTGTGCCTGTAGTGAGGCGGCTATCGCTCTTGCTTTTGGGTTCTGTCCAATAATTTGTGCCATGGTTGGGTCATTTAAGAAAGTCATGTGGGCGAGTATATGTGCATCGTGATCTTGATACAAAAACGCCTTGAGAGGCTTAACTTTCAACGCATTCATATTCTCTGATACTGGATCTTTTGGTTTCTCGTCATCCTCCAATGGCACAAGTTTTGCAGCATCTTTTATACCCATCACATCTAACATCTGCCTGTGTAGCTTTGGGAGGTTGTATATCTGAGGTGCAGCTTGAGCCATTTGCATGACTGCCTGATACTGCACTACCTTTTGAGCCATTGTTGAAGAGTTAGGGTCAGATACAGGTAAAACTTCTACCATGTCATAATCTGACTGCTTTACCATTGGCGAAGCGCTTTCTGGCTTGTAATTATATTTGTCTGGTGTGTAATCTCTTATTATATTTTTGAGTAACTTAAACTCCTGCCTCATAGAATAGTGAACTCTAGCCTGTACAGCAGACATAACTTTTAAAGTTCTCTCTAATATAGCTAGGGTTGTTCCTACTGGACTGTTTGCAGACATATCTGCAATCTTTAAATCTGCTGCACTAGCGAATCTTCTACCCTCGTCAACGATAGTACCTAACAAACTATATAGAACGTTGCTAGGTTCTTTGTACGGCAGGGGCATGATATTGTCTTTTATAGAGCCACTCGGCACATCTACATCTCTAAACTCTGCTGGGCTAATTGGTGTGTCATCACCTTTTACTCGTAAACCCTTTGTCTTAAATCCGCCGGGTAGGTTAGATAATGTACCTGCATCTACAAGTTGTCTTATCAGAGAAGTACCTGATTTAGCAAAAGCACCTATGAGGTGAATCAAACCAAAGTGATAAAAACCAAACCCCGGCACATAGCCGTAGTGTACGAAATGATTTCTCTTAGTTTTTAGTTCGTCTTCCGGTTGGTAGTTTCTCCGTATGGCAAGAATTTCTCCCGTAGCTTTTTCAAGAGTAACAACATATGGCAGAGCAATTCCTGTTTCCTTCCCATCTTTATCCTTATCCTCATATCCAGGTAAATCTAAATCTACATGCATCTCTAGAATTTTATAACGGTCATCATGTGTTGCAGAAAAACCCATTTTCTCTGCTATCTTCTTTTCTACCTCATCTAAGTAGTCCGTCGGTCCTTCTAGCTCAACATCCTTATAAAAACCAGACACCTGTAATTTCTTGAGGTCGTTCGGTGTTTTACGCATTACGTGTGTAACACGTTCTGACGTCTCTAAGTCTGATGCACCATACGGCACAACAATGTCTTCAGCAGGTACAAATATAGATACCTGCCTCTCTAAATTTGGGTCATAATATATTTTCTTAAATGCGTTACCAGATAAACCTAAACCCCAAAGCATCCTTTCATGCTCTGGTCGGTATTCAACCATTTTTTCAGTTAGCTGATAATTCATATCAGCTCTTACCCTATTAGCCGCTTCTTTCTTTTCTCTGGTATCTTCACCTATTATCTGTGTCTTAACAGGACCAGCAGCGGGAAATGTCTCCATGATTGTTTCTGACTGAAACTTCACAAGTGCTTCTGTCAACAGTGGGTGATGTACCCCACAAGCTCCGGGCCAAGGCTCAGTTCTTTCTTCTAACTTTAAACCTAGCAAGTCAAGACCATCTACATATGTCTGCATCCAGTCTTTTCTACTAGCTAAATCTTCTTCAAAGTCACCTAGTAAGTTTTCTGATATTTCTTGCAGTTCAGCTTCATCCATGTCCTCAGCTAAGTTTGCGTTAAAATCATCAGAGCTTTCTGTATCTGGATCTATCACAACCTCCATACCCCCGATACCAATCGTAACTTTTTCTGGGTCCTCAATTTCTACTTCAATATCAGGCTCTCCCATAGCTTGCGTCAAATCGGTGGGTTCCATTGGTTTGTCTATATTATTAATCGCCATATCTTATCCTTAATAGTAAGGCTCTCTTCGCCCTCGGTAATTCGGTGTGTCTTCCTCGTCTAGAGGAGTTCTTACATACCCACCCTTTCTAAATCTCATTAACGCTAGTGATGTGCTATCCACATAATCGTCGTGTTCTCCTGCAGGAAAGCTCGCAACCTCCTCTACAACCTCTTCTGCCCAACGTAAATTGGGCACCCATACCAATCCTGATGCAAACAAATCGGAAACAGAATTTAATCTAGAAATTTTATCATTACCACGGCTAGGAGTAAATTCTTGCACAGGAATACCCATCGCTCTCATCTCATATATCAACGGAGCGCCTGATGCTTTTTTCTCTATAATAACAGAATCGGGTTCCCAAGACCTATATTGACTAATCGCTTCTCTTTTTAGTTCTGGAAACTCCATTCTATCTCTAAATGCGTTAAGTAAAATGATATTTGCCTGTGGTATTCCGTCAGGTCCGTCTTTATAAAACACACCCCAAGTAGTACATGCAGAATAGTCGGCTCTTTGTGTCTTTTCAAACGCTGTATCCCACGACATTAGTACAAAATCACAAGCAGGTGGGTTTTCTTCCTCCCAAATTTGCCACCATTCCCGTTTTACTATGGCAGATGCCTCTGATGTGGGGTTTTGTTGGTACTGAGCCATCCATTTTGAATTGGGTAGCTCGTTTTTTAGGACTTCTAGCTCTTCTACAGGCCAAAACTGGGGCCAAAGCGGGTTGCCACTAGGCAAAATAGCGGGAAACTCTATTAGTTCCCAGTCTTCTCCCGATCTTTGTACAGAATTTTTAAGTATTTGCCCTGTTAAGTCACGTTTTGACCACCTTGTCATCACAACTACTATGGCTCCACCCGGTTGCAAACGCTGTCTTGGTCCAGATGTGTACCATTCGTAGGTTTTATCGTATATTTCAGGGCTAGTTTCGGCTAATGTCGCTTCTTGTTCCGAATGAGGGTCGTCAATAATGAGCACGTCCGCACCTTTACCCGTAACAGCACCTCCAACACCGATAGCAAAGTAGTCTCCTCCCTTGTTGGTAGCCCAACGCCCAGCCGCCTTTGAGTCAGCCTGAAGTCCAACGTCTGAAAATACTTCTTTATAGAGTTCAGAATCAACAAGATTTCGCACCTTTCTACCAAAACCAACCGCAAGTTCTGCTGTATGCGAGGTTTGGATTACTTTTTTATCAGGGAACCTCCCTAAAAACCATGCTGGTAATAAATAACTAGCAAACTCACTTTTAGTATGTCGTGGAGGCATGTTTACAATCAAGCGTTTTATTTCTCCGTTGGCGACTTTCTCAAAAGCTCTAGCCATTCTCCTGTGGTGCGGACCATATATAAAGTTCGGCCATACCCTTCTCACAAACTCTAAGAAGTCAGTCTCCGCCCCCTCTTTCTGAACAGCGTGCTCGTGTTCAATAAGTGTCTTATATAAATCCTGTAACTGCGGCTCAGGTAGATTCGGTAGTTTCTTCAACAGATCCTGGAGTTCCCTCGTCGTCGGCTTCATCTCCGTTGTTGATTGCATCTAGCTCCTCATCAAGTGAATCGGTTATTTCTTCCACATCTTGAACTTCTAACTCTATTAGTCTGTTTATCTTTTCTTTTATCAATCCCTGCAGGGCATCCGCAGACTTATGCGCTATTGTAATCTCTGACTTTTCTGTAAACGCTCCTACATCTGACATCTTACCCAATAACTCTAACGCCTTTAGCTCGTGCTTCGGATCTCCACAGCTTGATATCTCAAGCAGCCTATTATGTATAAGGTTCCTAGTTTCCGCAGCATCAGATACTATAGAGTTCGAGTATTGCTTGACATAACCCGAAAGGGCTAATATGACGGCTGGTTGCGTAAGCGACCCTGGGGTAACACCCTTCTGAAAATTCTTGAATAACTTCTCCGCTTCTTTCTTATCTTCTTTTGTGATGTCTATTGGCTCGGCGTGCTCTTTCATAAGCTTTGCCGTATTTTCTGCAACCTCTAACTCTTCCATTGGAGTCGGCGCTTTTTGCATGGTCATGCGTTCAGGTATTGGGTGTTTGTTGTCAGCTTTTATTTCTATCGTCATCGTTTGCTTTGTGTAGTTCGTCTACTACCACTTTCTTAACCAAATCCTTCAATACAAAAGTATACCCCAAGTCGTCCAGCCTTTTTGAAAATTCCTTTACCGACATTTCATACACAGTTCTAGCAGCTTTTTGCGCTATATTTTCCATCGGTATAGGACCCAAAAAGCATGGGGGGTGTTTTGCATATTCAGTGTATACCACGTTCTCTAGAAAAACGCAATGGGGGTGGGGGGTCAAAAATTAATTTAAATATTCTAATGTGCAAAATAGTGTGTATATAGGCGACACGCACACACACGCATACGGGGGGTCGGGGGAGGGTACTACGTTTCTTTTGGAAACCTCGACGGGCATAGGGTTATTAAGTTACTTTTTAAAACCTCGACAATAAAAGGGTAATTAGTCGGGCATAGTTGAATTTTACTTGATCAAGTATTATTCCATTTAATTAAAATATTTTGTGATTCTCTGGAACTATATGATGTGGGCATAGTCTTACATATGTAAGCCAACAATACTGTTGCTTATATTTAACTAAACTTTTAGGAGATGTTATGTCACAAGAAAATACAAATGTTGCACAAAAGATCGACGATAGCCATAAAGAGCCATCAGAAGTTAAGACTGTGCTTGTAAATGGTGCACCAGTTTTGGATGTTGATGTTGCTAATCGTGCGGTAGAATTAGGCGAGAAATTCGGTCTAAATGAGGTTGCAAGTAGTATTACTCAAGGCGAGATCCTTAATGGTCTAGCTATTTTGTTTGTTCAGGAAATCGGGCAAACACCTACCAGAGATCAAGCAATGGCATTCAGAGACGCTACTGAAACTGGTATTCGTCAAGGGTACGCAAAGGGCGGTTTAGAAAATCCTGCTGAGTCGACTATCGAGAACGCTAAATCTAAAGTTATGAACTTTATTTGGGATCAAGGCGTGACAAAGCCAGCCAGCAAAGAGAAATCTGCGGTTAGTAAGGCTAACGCCAAAAGTGTTGCCCTTGATAGCTTTGAGCATGAATTTGAATCTAACCCTGATGCAGTCAAGTCAGCATTAAAAGACGCCACTGCACAGAAACAAGAATGGGATCCTGATTCTATAGAATATAAAGAAGTAGAGAAAGAAGAAAAAAGGATTGCGAAGGTACTCAAGGAAGGTACTACAAAGGTTGCATCAGATAACAAAAAGGCAGTCAGAGGGTTTAATGAGGGTAGTAACGATTATCACAAAAAGATTCTCTCGCATTTGAATAAGACTGGTAACAAGGAATTAGCTGAGGATTACCAGAATTATTTAGAGGAATTTTGGGTTGCTCATAAACCTGAGAATAATACTTGATCAAGTATTATTCCACTTTGGGGGACTCGCAAGAGTCCCCTTTTTTTTGTCTGCGATTTTTGTAGTTCTCAAAACCCTTTTGGGAACTCCT